TTCTTTTACTATAAAGTACACCCATCTTCTTTAAACATTTAGCTAAAGATAAAGGTTTAACCCTTCAATCTGAAGTTATATGAGAAATCGAAGATGGAGACCTAGATACTGTAAAGAATTCTCTTTTAGAGAAATCTTGTACAAGTACCTTAGGTCCTTTTATAATATTAGTTATAAACTCTAAATAATTATTATCCTCTATAATAGAGACAATATCGTTAGAGAGGTGTTTGTGTTGGAAGATCTTATATAATATATCTGCCTTTGGGAATGAAATATTACCATTCTCATCGATAGCATATAAATAAGATCCTCCAATCGCAGACTCTTTCAAAGATTTTCGAAATATTCCAGCAATATCATGATAAGTCCTAATAAAAGGACTATTCAGTAAATTGCAGAATATTAAAGATTCATTCTTTGAAAGGAAATCTCGGAGTGGGGCATTAAAACGCTCTTGTTTAAGAACCCTGGAAAGGAAATAGGTCGATGACCTATAGCACTTTTCAAGGTACTTAAGAGATGTTTTAAAACTCTTCCAAGATTCCTCTAATAAGAGCCGATCTACCTCTTGTCAACAAGACAGAGGAATCGCAGAAAGGAATAGGTTCAAAGAAGTTTCAGGTATAAGTGAATCCACAATTTGTGCATGCTTATGGCCTAAATCCTTTGATGAACCCTTTAAAAGTTTGCCTTTTATCTTTCGATAATTGGCATAACCGATAAAGAATCCTAGTAAAGTTAGCCAATCCTCACGGATTTGCGGGACTTTAAAGTCACTGTCCTTAATGGATACCTGGTCTAGTCAACTAGGGATACATCTTAACACTTGTTCTGATAAAGCTGACCCTCCAATAGAGTATGATTTCTCCAAAGTGAAAGTTCATAGATTTAAAGATCTAACACTATCATTTTGGAGAAGTATTCCTAAAGGAAGAGGGGATAAATCTATTCCATTTAAAATTAGTTTGGAGGCGAATTCGACACCAGAAAGACCACGTCCTTGCGGACTAATAGTTTTCGGGATTGAAATGCCAACTCCTAATGATAATACAATAGATTTATATTATCTGGCAACAGCCGAGTTAAAAATAACAACATCATCCCCTAAGATTATATAATCAGTAAAGGGAATAGGCCCAAGTGACTTGTATGCTGCTAAGCGTACAATGTAGTGATGTAGAACAGCTATTGTTGTTCATGATGAATAGGCACCTATACCCTGACCAACTTCATACTTTACAAAAGTATGAGATTGAACAGAGTAAAAGGGAATATCCACTATGATGCTTTTTCAAGCATCTACACCACTTTTTGATAATCCTATGCACTGAAGAGCCTTCATTTCTAATTGAATTGGAA